GTAACATTAGGAGCTTGGAATTATATCACTTGTGTTCGATCAGGCACTACTTTTACTTTGTATGTAAATGGTAAAGCTGAGGTGTCCGCAAACAGTTCCCACAATTTGTATTATAACAGTTCAGATACTGTTGTTGTTGGTGGACAGACAGTTGGTACTTCTAGATCAATTAACGGCTACATCTCCAACCTTCGCGTCACCAAAGGCGTAGCACGTTACACCGAGAACTTCGACGTTCCCACCGCACCGTTCCCGATCCTTTCTCCCTCCACTCGCATCGAAGTAGGCGATGGTTTTGATGTAGAAGCTGCCAACTACATCCTTGCTGTAGAAGCCGCTGATGCCGCTGCTGGTCAGTCAGGTGGTCTTGAGGCTGGTGTCCGCACTGCAATCAACGACTTTGTGGTTGGTTGCAAGAGCGATGGCATCTGGAACGCCATTAAGGCAAGCTGTTTGTTGTCTGGTGCTAGAACGCTAGAAGGTGCGTTGGTGCCGCTGAAAGGTAGTGCTCCTAGTAAGTTTGGAACCGTAAGCAACTGGAACTATAACCGTAAAACTGGATTGCAGGGTGACGGAAGTACTAATTATTTGGATAGCAACCGCACTGCAACAGCAACATCACCATCTAACTACCATCAATCAGCTTATGTTGGTGAAAAACCAACCACAAACGCACCATTTGTCGCCTCTGATAATCTGACCAATCAGCGGTACTTATTGTACAGCAATACTGCAAGTGACGAAACAAGAGCTATTTCAGGAGCTTTAGGTACCGCCTATTTTGGTGGAGCAGGATCCTTAGAAGTTGGGTTTAAGGGTGTTGCAAGGAATAGCAGTTCAACTTTCAACGGACGCAGCAACGGAGTAACCAGTCCTTCTATATCATCACCGGCGGGCAATACAACAGCATTGACTAGCTTTATCTTTGCTTCAAATTTGAATGGGACCGCAAGCGTTAACGGAAACGCCCGCCTAGCATTCTACTCCATCGGCGAATCCCTAGATCTCGCCAAACTCGACACCCGTATTTCTGACTTTATCACAGCAATAGGAGTTGCAATATGACACTAACACCTGGAAAAATGATATTACCAGCAGTGCCAACGCCATGGGCAGAAGGAGGTAATCTTGTTTATGATATCGTAGACTCTGGAATTACATATCGAGTTCATGAATTTAATGTTGTTGGGTCAAATTCTCTAAAAGTATTGAATAGTGGAAACTTTGATTATCTAATTGTTGCCGGAGGAGGAGGCGGTGGCGGTGGACAAGGTAGGGGTGCTGGTGGAGGAGCAGGCGGACTACTAACCACTATTGGATCATCTCCCACTTTATTATCATCTCAAACCTATACAATTGTTGTTGGAGAAGGAGGAGCAGGTAATGCAGGACCTGGAGCAAATGGAACAAACAGTAGTGCTTTTGGTCTAACAGCAATAGGCGGAGGTGGTGGAGGTGGACAAAATGACAGAAATGGAAAAAATGGTGGATCCGGAGGAGGAGGAGCAGAGTGGTTTGGCGTCGGTTCAGGAGGATCTGGTACTGTAGGACAAGGTAATGACGGCGCACCACCACAATTTCCCTCTAATTCTTCTGGAGGTGGTGGTGGCGCAGGAGGTGCTGGGAGTGGAACTAGTGGTGGTGCCGGATTAACTATCAATATTGATGGAAATTCAACTATATATGCAAAGGGCGGGAACGGTCTTATTGGAGAAGGTGTATCTCCGGCAATAGCTACTACAAAAGGAGGAGGTGGCAGCGGATCAACACTCGGTGCGACTTTTAACACCAAAATTGGATCTTCCGGCAACTCTGGTATCGTTATTGTCCGATATGCTATCAGTCTACATTAATACATAGATGATCCTGCAATCTAAGTCATGAAAAAAATCTCACAAACTTATACCAGAGTATCTACCCTTATCTCAGACCTTGGAGCAGCTATCCTATGACCTGGAAAACTACAAACACCGCCAAAGGTGATAACAAACTCTACAGCGATGCAGGTGGATATGCACCAAGCCTTGACCTAAGGTTTGCAAGTGACAAGAACCTAAACGACTTTGTAACTAATACACCACTTGTTGACCACCAACGGTCGATGAGTGGAAGTAATCTTAGTGCTGGTACGTTTGTTAATAGTAGTGGGTTGATTGAGACGGCTAAGGTTAACCTTGCTAGCAATAGCAATTATGGTACCGACTGGAGTAAAAGTTTTTTTGCTCAAACACCTGTATTAGATGCAATTGGACCTGATAATATTACAAACTCAGCTTTTACTTTAATAGCCAATAACTCTGGAGGTAATAATTATGTAGAGGCAATAACTCCTACCGTAACTGTCAAAACATCAACTAGTTATACTGTATCTTTCTTTGCAAAGGCTGATACATTAAACTATGCAATGATCCGAACAAATGGATTTACAACACCAGCAGATTTCAAAAGGGCTTATTTTGATCTACTAACAGGAGTAACTGGCGAAAGAAATGCAGGTGATAGTAGCGATATCGTAAGTTACGGAGGTGGTTGGTATAGATGCATTTATACTTTTACGACTGATCCTACCGACACCACAGGTAATTTTTATATAGGACTTGCAAGTGGAACTACAGAGGCCACAGCGTCATATTATGTACCTCTTGATGGTGTTTCTTCTGTAGTATTATTTGGTCTCCAAGTAGAAGAAGGTACTACAGCTTCGCCATATATACCAACCACTGGAGTCGCTTCCGCAGCACCACGCTTTGATCACGACCCAACGACGGGTGAGAGCCTTGGATTGTTGGTGGAGGAGAGTAGGACGAACATCTTACAAAATAGCTCTTTTTACGAAAACTTTCCTTGGTCTTTTCTTTGGGGTATTGAAACTGGTACGGTCACTAGCAATTCTGAGATTGCCCCAGATGGTACGACAACAGCTACTAAGCTTGAGTTTGGTGCCGCAACTACAACAGTACAGTTGAGACAAAGTATAAATGTAACTGGTAATTACGCTTTCAGTGTCTTTGCTAAAAAGGTAAACAGTGGTGACAGTCTTGTCGTTTCTAACGTTTCAACAGGTGATACACCTATTAGTTCAGGCACTGAAGAGTATTCAGATGGATGGGTTAGATATTGGTTTACCGTTACTAATTGCCTTCAATTGCGCTTCCAATTTACTGCCTCTGTTTACGTCTGGGGCGCCCAGGTAGAAGAAGGAGATTTCCCAACCTCCTACATCCCAACCAACGGCACAGCACTAACACGGTCGGCGGATGTGGCGACTATTACTGGGAGTAATTTTAGTAGTTGGTATAACCCGAGCGAAGGGACTTACTATGCAGAAGTTTTTTCTACAAGCCCCGATGCCGAAACTATACTAAGTTCGAGGAGAAGTGATGGAGTTTTGATTGCTGATGGGTTCAAGATAAACTCTTCCACTCTGTACAATCGGGCTACCTGCTATTTGTTTTCTACAGGAACCAACGATTTTATCAACTACAGCCCAGTATCAGGTAAAAACAAACTTGCGATTGCTGGTTCCAGTGCGTCCACAAGTGCCTATTTTAATTCCGTAAATGGATCAAATCTTGCCACTCGAGCGCCTCAAGGTATTACGGTGGCAGGTATTGAATTTGGCGGAACAGCGCCAGCTAACGCTCACATATCCCGCATCACCTACTTCCCTGAACGCCTCCCTGACGCAACTCTTCAAGCAATTACAAGTTGATATAAATAGTTATCAAAAATTACAAATCACCTGAAATTTAAAATATGCCAGCAGGATATACTAGACACGATATTAATAATCAGGTCGTTTCTCCTCAACCAATTTCTATTGCAGTAACTGCTTTTTCAGGTCCTGAGGGATGGTCAAGTATAACATACTACAATTTTAATGGTGATTATATTGCATATGATTACAACAGTCCTGCAGGAATAGGAACAAGAACTCCAGCATCATATCAAAGATATAGATATGATCCAGTATCAGGAATAAACACTGCGGTTCCTGTTGGGTCATATCAAAAGTTTAGATACGATCCAGTTTCTGGTATAAATACTGCTGTCTTATTATAAATAAATGTATTTAATGGCGATACTCTTGCAAAACTATCATGAATAATTCTTCTATTAATATTATAAACACCCGAAAAATTGATGGACTTATTTTTGCTACCAACTGTCCTATAGAAATCTTTCAGTACGGTCGCTCATTCCCTGAAGTGAATGGAGATATGTCATGAGTTTGGTCTTTAAATCTGATTATGAGGATGCTCCAGCAACATACATTGCTGCGGTAGAATCTGCTGATGGGCAGGATCTTGAAGAAGAGGTAAAATCAGCATACACTGAGTTTATTCTTGGATGTATTAGCGATGGCACTTGGGATGCAATTAAATCTAGTTGCATTCTTTCTGGAGCACGGACTCTTGCTGGTGCATTGGTGCCACTGAAAGGCATCGCTCCAACCAATAATGGTCCGTTTGTAGCAGCGGATTACAATAGGAAGACAGGTTTAGTGGGCAATAATAGTAAGTATTTAAATGCAAATAGGCTAGGAGATGCCGATCCAACAAACAACGAACACCAGTCGGTTTAT